TGTCAACGACAAGTCAGAGATCTGGAATCGGAAATTCAAAGAGTTACCGATAACCTTGCAAACAAGAATACTGAAAATGAGAAACTAGCAACCTTCAAGGATAGTTTACAAACTACATACGACGAACTAGCTCAACGTAAGGACACGATCAACTATTACGATTTTTCGTATAGTCTACTTAAAGACGGTGGAGTCAAGACTAAAATCATCAAGAAGTACTTGCCGCTGATAAATCAGCAAGTCAATAAGTATCTGCAACTTATGGACTTCTATATTAACTTCTCCCTTGATGAAGAATTTAATGAAACCGTCCAGTCCCCAATTCACGAAAACTTTTCTTATTCTTCTTTCAGCGAGGGAGAGAAGATGAGAATTGATTTAGCACTCTTGTTTACTTGGAGAGAGGTAGCAAGGATGAAAAACTCTGTCAATACTAATCTACTCATCATGGATGAGGTATTTGATAGTTCTCTGGATGGTCTTGGTACGGAAGACTTTCTGAAGATTATTAGATTTATTGTTAAGGATGCAAACATCTTTGTCATCTCCCACAAAGAATCTCTGCATGATAAGTTTGACCAGGTAATAAAATTTGAAAAGATCAAAGGGTTTAGTAGAATGGTTTCTTAATGCCTACCTTTATCCATAAAGATACGAATAAGAAAGTATTCTTTGCCCATATTCCCAGAACGGCAGGGAGATTTGTAGAGGCAAATCTTTTAGCAAATGGATTTGAGTGGGGAGAGAGTCATATGGATACTGGTCTTGGTGTCATGTCTGTAGTAAATGGTGTGGAGATTGCACACTATCATCGGGATCACTATCAGAAGTATTTGAATGTAGATGACATTCCGCATTTCTCTATCGTTAGAAGTCCTATTACCAGATTCATTTCTGGTTCGGTTTATTTGAAGAGGACTTATGGAAATGATATTCAATCCGTCATGGAAGACTCCATAATGTTTGCATCAATGATTCAAAATCTTCCTTTTGAGGGAGCATGGAATTGGTACAGACCTCAGATTAATTTTCTAACTGACAAGACTCACATCTGGAAGTTTGAAGATAAGATTGGAAACGAGTTTGTGTCTTGGCTGAGTAAGATTATTGGAGTTGATCTGAAGTTTGATAGTACTATTGATTATCCTAAATCAGCAGACGAAGGAAATAAACTTAAGATTAGTCCAGCATTGGAAGTAAATATACGCACTTGCTACAGAAAAGACTTTGAAGTATTGTATAGTAATGTGTAAAATGTATTAAGTGTTACAGTTAGTTCATTAAGTTAGCATACGCACACTAAATAATAACAGAATTGGAGAAATGAATGAATTAGACCCCTCTATATTATTATTTTCATGAGGAGAAAATCATGCACAATCTAGTATCATTTAATCAATTAGCAGACTGGACTAAGAGTCTTAAAAGACTTAGTAAAACTCTAGACACTACAATGGAGGAGAGCGATCAAATCAACGATTATTACGAATGTTTAATCGAGTGTAGTGATAACCAAGCAACGTGTAAACGAATTTGCAGACCAATTTTAACAATCTGACCGAGACCAACCAATTGGAGAACTGTCACCTAATACCCCCGCCGTAAGGTGGGGGTTTGGTATTATAGGTGCATACGAGACAAACTCTATGGCAGTTCAACACGAAATCAAATCCCAACTCGCCAAACTTCTTGCTACTGAGGATTTGATTGTAGAGCATAAGAATTGCGATACCGCCTGCTTTAATGTTCATACCCGCGTTCTAACGCTTCCAATGTGGGAGAAAGCAAGCAATACTGTATATGACCTTCTGGTGGGACATGAAGTAGGTCATGCATTATTCACACCTGACGAAAACTGGCTAGAGAAAGTAGCAGTTCCTCCCCAGTTTGTGAATGTGGTTGAGGATGCTCGCATTGAAAAGATGATGAAGCGTAAATATGCCGGACTAGCAAAAACTTTCTACCATGGGTACAAGGAATTACAAGCAGAAGACTTTTTCTCTATATCTGATAGCAATGTTGCTGATCTCAATCTTGCTGATCGTGCAAATTTATACTTTAAGGTCGGTAATTTTGTAAATATTTCTTTTGATTCTGAAGAGAAATTGTTGATTCAGAAAATCGCAGACGTAGAAACGTTTGATGATGCGTTGAGAGTTGCTGAAGAATTGTATCTTTATTGTAAGAAAGAGAAAGAAGAGAAAGTAGATGATATGCCTATGCCACCTAATGAGATGGGCGGCGAATCTGAACAACCTGCAAATGAATCAGTGCAGGAGCAGCAAGAATCTGCTGGAGAGGGTGCTAGTGACTTTATGACCCATGAGGAGATGCTTGAAGAGGCGCAACGTAGAGAATCTGCTCCTGCTACCTTGAACGATGAACCAGAGGTGCAGACTGCTGATGCTCTAGAATCAAATTTGCAGGATCTTGTAGACACTGATAGTCGTGAGAACGTATATGTGGAGATTCCTAAAGTTGATCTGAAGTATATCATTGCTAAGAACGATGATATTCATAAAGATATTGATGCTTGGTTTAATCATCAGAAGAATAATTGTTCTCTAGGTATTTTTGAGAGTGCTGATGAAGAGTTTGTTAAGTTCAAACGTAATGCACAGAAAGAAGTTAACTATCTGGTAAAAGAGTTTGAGTGTCGCAAGGCAGCAGATTCCTATGCCCGTGCTACTACCGCTCGCACTGGTGTTCTTGATACTTCCAAATTGCATACTTACAAGTATAACGAAGATCTATTCAAGAAAGTCTCTGTGATTCCTGATGGCAAAAATCATGGACTTATTTTTGTACTTGATTGGAGTGGTTCTATGAGTCGTGTGATGTTGGATACTATCAAGCAACTCTACAATCTAATCTGGTTCTGTAAGAAAGTTTCTATTCCTTTTGAGGTATATGCTTTCACGAATGAGTGGAAGAAACCTGAAATGAATTATGAAACGGGTGAACTTGTGAAACCAGCAGATTGGACTTCTTCTTATGTGAAGAAAGAAAATCTCCTTGCTGTTCATGAGCAGTTCTCTATGATGAATCTTCTGACCAGCAAAACAAATGGTAAGCAACTAGAACATCAGTTGATTAACATCTGGCGTATTGCAAAATCCTTCAGTAATTTCTACGGATCTCCTTATTCTGTTCCTACTCGTTTGGGTCTGTCTGGCACTCCTCTGAATGAAGCATTTGTGTGTCTTCACCAGATCCTTCCTCAGTTCCAAAAGCAGAACAAACTGCAGAAGGTTCAGTGTATTGCCTTGACTGATGGTGAAGCAAATCACCTCACTCGTCATGTTGAGGTTAAACGTCACTGGGAAAATGAACCTTACATGGGAACTCGTCAGTTGTCTGGTGGTGTTACTTTTCTTCGGGATCGTAAGACTGGTAATACCTATCAGGTTCCCTATGGTTATCACGGATTCTCTGACTTGATGCTACAGAATCTTCGCGATAACTTCCCTACGGTCAATTTTGTGGGTATTCGTGTTCTTGAGGGTCGCGATGCAAACCATTTCATGAGATTGTATTATGATCAGAATTCTAATGAATTTCGTAAGATTCAAAGTGAATGGAAAAAGCAGAGGAGTTGCATTATTAAGACCTCTGGTTATCATGCATATTTTGCGATGTCTGCTGCCTCATTATCTCAAGACGCTGACTTTGAAGTTGATGATGGTGCTACCAAAGCAAAGATTAAATCTGCTTTTATCAAATCTTTGAAGACTAAGAAACTAAATAAAAAAGTTCTTGGAGAATTCATTTCCTTAGTAGCATGAAAATGAATTGGAAAGAAATCGCACTTCAATGTGAAAGCGATCCTAAAGTAAGAAAAGTTCTTAAGGAAGGTCCAAAGAGTCTTGCTCAGGCATGGATGATGCAGGCAATGAAATTCAAATATAGTCAATATGAAAAGTGACACAAGGCGGGTTTGAGACCCGCTTTTTTCGATTATAATAACTTCAGTTCAAACAAACCACATGTCCCTATCACCCGAGTTCATTCGCACTTCCCTTCAGGGATTATATGGTGAGTCTGTTGCTGCTGCTGATATTCGTGCCTGGTGTGCTATGAATGGTGCGAACTATCAAACTGTCACCAACAAACTTGCTGATTACAAAACTGGTCGTGGAAAGTGGAACTTGACTGTACAAGAAAAACTAGAACAAACTTATCAGGCACCAACCGCAATGCCTGCTGTTGAGCAAAACCTTATTCCTGTAAAAGATGATACCTTCGTCAGCTTTGGTAACTTCGCTGATATTAAAAAGATTATTAAGTCCGGTCTATTTTACCCTACGTTTATTACGGGTCTTTCAGGTAATGGTAAGACGTTCTCTGTGGAGCAAGCATGTGCTCAATTGGGTAGAGAACTTATCCGAGTCAACATTACAGTAGAAACAGATGAAGATGATCTTATTGGCGGTTTCCGTCTTATTGGTGGAGAAACCGTCTGGCACAATGGACCAGTCATTGAAGCACTCCAACGTGGAGCAGTCTTGCTCCTTGACGAAATCGACCTTGCCTCAAACAAAATCCTTTGTCTCCAGTCTATTCTCGAAGGAAAAGGAGTTTTCCTCAAGAAGATTGGCAAATGGGTTGCGCCCACAGAAGGTTTCCAAGTATTTGCAACCGCCAATACTAAAGGCAAAGGAAGTGACGACGGACGATTCATTGGAACTAACGTGCTCAACGAAGCATTCCTTGAGCGATTCCCTGTAACCTTTGAGCAAGAGTATCCTACTCCTCAAACAGAACAGAAGATTCTTGGTAAGATCTGTAAGGATGAAGAGTTCTGCAAGCGTCTCTCTGATTGGGCAGATATCATCCGCAAGACCTTCTATGATGGTGGTATCGAAGAGATCATTAGTACCCGTCGCCTAGTCCATATCGTCCGTGCATACAGCATCTTCAATGACAAGGCAAAGGCAATTCAGGTCTGTGTGAACCGTTTTGATGATGAGACCAAGCAAGCATTCTTGGAACTGTACGACAAAGTTGATGCAGATTTCCAGATGCCAATTGACGCGGGGGTACAATCCTGATATAATATGGTTAACTCATGGTCCTTTCTATTTGACGAATTAAATATGTCTAATCAAGATTATTGGAATGAAGATGGATTCAGTTTGACAGGTAATCCTGGCACTGCATCTCCAGATACTATTGTTTTTAGTGGTTCTCGTCTTCCAGGTGGTATGGGTAATGATCATATCACCTTCACAAGTGATGGTATTAATGCTGCAGAATCTGTGTCATATAATTACCTTGGATCTGAAGATACTCTTTCTTTTGATCTACCCAAACCCACCAATCCTCCAACTTCTAATGGTAAGAGGAAGTATAGTGAAAATGTAATTATTAAAGAATTGCAAGATTATATCACTAGAACATATGACCAGCATTATTCTGCTGGTTCTGATAAGATTCAAACTCTTGATCTTATCGAAGCTTGTGGTGATGGTGAGGCATTCTGTCGCAGCAACATTCTCAAGTATGCGTCACGATATGATAAGAAGGGAACCGCCCGTCGTGACATTATGAAGATTCTGCATTATGCTGTCCTTCTAATGCATTTTAATGATAAAAATGCAAACCGTGAAACCTATCCTCAGTGATGAAAATTCGACCTGTTATGAAACTTTCTGATAAGACTATTTCTGTTTTGAAGAACTTCTCTTCAATCAACCAATCCATTTTGTTTAAAGAGGGTAACAAACTTCGCACCATCAGTGTGATGAAGAATATTCTTGCAGAGGCAACGATTAATGAAGAGTTCATGAAGGACTTTGGAATCTATGACCTAAACCAGTTTCTTAATGGTTTGAGTTTACATTCTAGTCCTGAACTTGACTTTGCTAATGATGGATATGTTGTTATCCGTGAAGGTCGGTCTCGCTCTAAGTACTTTTTTGCAGACCCTAATGTAATTGTGACACCTCCAGAGAAAGCAATTCAACTTCCCAGCGAGGATGTACAATTTGAACTGAGCACTGAGCAGTTGGATAAACTGCTGAAAGCGTCTGCTGTTTATCAACTTCCTGACCTTTCTGCTGTTGGTGAAGCAGGTGTGGTCAAACTGGTTGTTCGTGATAAGAAGAACGACACTTCTAATGACTACTCTGTTATTGTTGGTGATACTGACAAAGAGTTCTCATTCAATTTTAAAGTTGAGAATATTAAGATTCTCCCCGGAACCTATGGGGTTGTTGTGTCACAAAAACTTCTGTCTCGATTCACATCTAAGAATCATGATCTGACTTATTATATTGCACTGGAACCTGATTCTACTTTTGGTTGATGACCTTTGATGTTGCCATGAGAATCACCGGTAGTGCTCTTGCTATCATTGCCTACTTTGTGGTTCTTCATGTCAGTGTTGCTTTTGGAGTGCTCCTTCACTTTATTGGCGATGCTATTTCAGTTCCTTACTTTGTAAAGACAAAATCTTGGGATGTGGTTATAATGCTATCATTCCTTTTGATAATCTCTTTATCAAAAATATTATGAATATCTTTGTGACAGATCCAAACCCATACAAGTCTGCCATGGTTCTTCCTGACAAGCACATTGTCAAGATGCCTTTAGAGACCTGTCAGATGCTTGCTATTGTATGCTCTGAGAAATGGGGACATAACTTTGGCACTCTTCCTAGAGCAGATGGTACTCCCTATGCTACTGAGAAGGGTGCTTTTCGCAATCATCCCTGCACCAAGTGGGCGAATGAGTTTGTGACCAACTGGCAGTGGCTCCTTGCTCATGGACTTGCTATGTGTGATGAGTACACTGTTCGCTATGG